TGGCCAACAAGCTGAAAAACATCGCGAAGGGATGCGACTACCCGCTGTCCGCGGAGATCATTGCCGTCGCCGCCGAAATTGAGGCACTGGAGGCACGAGCCCGAAGAATGGAAGATGACATCGCCACGCTGCGCGCGCGGCTGCGCCTCGCGCAATCCTGCTATAACCGCGTTACGGAGGTGTGGTCCTGATGCCAAGGCTGACAGCTGACCAGTGGGAAAAACAAATGATGGAAGGACTACCGAAGAGCGTGCGCGAGATCGCGGAAGTGATCGGGCTGAAGGCGACGATCCGCCTGATCTCGCAGCTGCCCGTCTACCAGCGGCCTGATCGCAAGCTGCCCACCGTCATGATGTATGTGCCCAAGCGGCTGCAGCCCGACCACCCCCTGGTGGAAATCCTGGGCTGGGACACCGCGCTGAAGCTGGTGCGGGCCTTCGGCGGGGAGATTCTCTACCCGGCCAACTGCCGGCACGTGTTCAAGCAGGTGCGTGATGACGCCATGGTGCGAATGGTCGAGATGGGGGCGCGCATCGAGGTGGTGGCCGACCTGTTCGGCATGACCCCGCGTGCGGTGCGCGGCATCGTGGCCAAGCAAGAAAAGGAGCCAGAGGACGCCGCCCGGCGTGGAGGGCAGATTGGTGCCGACTCAACCGAAGGAGAGCACCGTGGACTTTGACACCGCATTCCACACCCTGCTGGGCCACGAGGGCGGATTCACCGACGACCCGCGCGACCCAGGCAACTGGACAGGCGGCCGGGTGGGCGCTGGCGAGCTGCGCGGCACCAAGTTCGGCATCGCGGCCAACACCTACCCCAACGAGGACATACGCAACCTGACCGTGGATCGCGCCAAGGCGATCTACCGGCGAGACTTCTGGGACCCGGTGCGCGCCGACGAGCTGCCCGCCGAAGTGCGCTATGCCGTGTTCGACGCGGCTGTGAATTCCGGTGTGCGTCAGGCGGCCCGCTGGCTGCAGCGCGCTGTGGGCGTGCGCGCCGACGGCGTGATCGGCCCGATCACCCTGGATGCTGTGCGCGCCACTGATCCGCAGGTACTGCTGCGCCGCATGCTGTCTGCCCGCCTGCGCTTCATGACCGACCTGCCCACCTGGCCCACCTTCGGGCGTGGCTGGGCGCGGCGCATCGCTGACCTGATGGAAGCCTGAACATGTGGGCTGCACTCATCCCCCTGATCAGTACGATCGTCGAGAAGGTCATCCCCGACCCCCAGGCTGCAGCCGACGCGAAGCTGCGCGTGATGGAGCTCGCACAGAAAGGCGAGCTCGCAGCGCTCGATGCAGATCTGAAGCTCGCGCTCGGCCAGATTGAGGTGAACAAGGCCGAGGCCACCACCGACATGTTCCGCGGTGGCTGGCGCCCGGCGGTCGGCTGGACATGCGTGGCGGGCCTCGCGTACCAGTTCATCCTGCAACCCGTGCTGCCATGGGTAGTGGCGCTGTTCGGCGCCCAGGTGCCGCCACTGCCCGCGATCGACAACGAGGCTTTGATGGTCCTGCTCACAGGCATGCTCGGCCTTGGTGGCCTGCGCACCTTCGAGCGCGTGAAAGGCAAGGCGTAGACGCCATACCCGCCGTTCATGCGGGCAGGATGTCAACGTCGGCGGCGCGCTGAGGCGCTGACGGTCGTGTGGGCCGCGCGTGTGGGCATGGCCGGGCTCCCCCACCCCCCCCCGGTCGAAGGTACTTCCTCGGGGGGGCTGGCAGGCGGGGCGCACAGCCGCGCGATTTTCGCTGTGTGAGTGCCCAAAACTTTCTGTTTCGTTTCATAAACAAGGGCTATCCAAAACCATGACGCGCTTTGCGAAATCTATTGAGCAGACAGCCATTGATGCGCTGATTCCGTATGCCAGGAACAGCCGCACGCATTCCGAAGCGCAGGTGGCGCAGATTGCGGCATCGAAAGGTGAACGTCTACAGGACGGCGGCGAGCAATCGCAGCCGGGCGTCAAGTGACGAGCAAGGCACCCACATGCCCGGTCGGCGCCATTGCCAAGCTGCTGATGCTGTCCGACCGGCGCGTGCAGCAGCTGACCAAGGAGGGCGTGATCCCGAAGGCCGAGCGCGGACGCTACGAACTGGTGCCGGCTGTGCAGGGCTACATCCGGTATCTGCAGGAGCGCAGCCTGCGCAGCGATCAGTCGCCCATCGACTACCACATGGAGAAGGCCAGGCTGACCAAGGCCCAAGCCGACCGCGAAGAGGTGGAAGCGGCCAAAGCCAAGGGCGAGGTGGTCAGCGTGAAGCAGGTGGAGGTGAACCTGGCCAACCTGTTTGCCGAGATACGCGCGAACCTCCGCAACATCCCTGACCGGGTGGTGTCGGCACTGGTCGGCAGCACGGACGAGCGCGAGGTGAAGGCGGTGCTGCTGCGCGAGATCGACCTGGTGTTGGAGGCCCTGGCTGAGTCCGACGTTCTGGTTGAGCAGTCAGAGGACGACGAGGACGCTAGCGACGATGGGGAGGTTTGACAACGACGCCGGGCTGGCGCGCGCGATCAAGGCCGCGAAGCAGCACCTGCGCCCCCCGCCAAACCTCAAGCCCAGCGAATGGGCCGAGGCGAACGTCCGGATTCCGGTCGGCAATGCCGTGCCCGGCTTCATTCGCTTCGACAACGCCCCCTACCAGCGCGAGCCGCTGGACATGACCGTCAACCCGGACTGCTACCGCATCACGCTGATGTGGGGCGCCCAGGTTGGCAAGACCACGCTGGCGCTGTGTGCGCAGGGCTACCACATCGCCATGCGCCCGCTGTCGCAGATGATGATGCAGCCAAGCCAGACCGACCTGCAGGTCTGGATGAACACCAAGTTCATGCCCATGGTCGAGTCCAGCCCGGCCATTCGTGACCGTCTGGCCAAGCCAAGGGGGCGCGATGGCGTGAACAACAGCAACATGAAGTCCTACCCAGGGGGCTTCCTGATGTTCGCCTGGTCCGGTTCGCCCAAGACCATGCGCGGCCGGTCCGCGCCGCTGATCGTTTGCGACGAGGTGGACGGCTACGAGGTCACCGACGAAGGCCACCCGGTCAGCCTGCTGTGGCAGCGCGCGGCAACTTTTGGCGACCAGAGGAAGCTGATCGAGATCAGCACCCCAACCATCAAGGGCGAGTCCTACATCGAGGACGCCTTCGAGGCTGGCGACCAGCGCCGTTTCTACGTGCCGTGCCCGGACTGCGGCGAGCTTCAGACGCTGGAATGGGAATACGTCACCTGGGAGGGCAAGGACACCCCGGACGAGGACCAGCACCCGGACACGGCCCGCTATGCCTGCCGGCACTGCGGCAGCCTGTGGAACGACGGCCAGCGGGTGTGGGCGCTGCGCAATGCCGAGCGCCTGGGCGGGGGCTGGAAGGGGGCAAAGCCGTTCAAGGGCCATGCGTCCTACCACCTGAACGAGCTATATTCGACCTTCCGGCGCCTGCGCGACATCGTGCAGAGCTACCTGGACAAGATCGCCACCGACGATCTGCAGACGTTCGTGAACGTGTCCCTGGCCGAAACCTGGGAGGAACGGGGCGAACAGGCGGACCCGGACAGCCTGATGGCGCGTGTCGAGCAGTTCCGCGCCCCGGTTCCGGCCGGGGGGCTGGTGCTCACCGCTGGGGTGGACATGCAGCAGGACCGCCTGGAGGTGGAGGTGGTGGCCTGGGGGCATGGCGAGGAATCTTGGTCGGTGGATTACCACGTGCTGTGGGGCGATCCGCTGCAGGCCGATGTGTGGGATGACCTCGAGGAACTGCTGTCCAGCACCTGGCTGCACGAATCGGGTGCGCAGCTGCCGATCCTGGCGGCCTGCGTGGATACCGGGGGCGCCGGGGGCTACACCCAAGCGGCTTACGACTGGCTGCGCGGCAAGACCGGCCGGCGCATCTTCGGGGTGAAGGGCGTGGGCGGATGGGGGCGTCCGATCGTGGCCGCGCCGACCCGCAAACGGTCGGGCAAGAACGCGCGCAAGGTCGATCTGTTCCTGGTTGGCACTGACGAGGCCAAGCTGACGGTGATGCGCCGGCTGGCTGTGGAGCGACCCGGCCCCGGTTTTTGCCATATTCCGCACGACCGCAACGCCGAGTGGTTCCACCAGCTGACCGCAGAGAAGCTGGTCACCAGGTACGTGAAGGGCTTCCCGGTGCGCGAGTGGCACCAGACCCGCCCCCGCAACGAGGCGTTGGACTGCCGCGTGTACGCCCTGGCGGCCCTGAAGATCGCCAACCCGTCGTTTCGCCGAGCTGCCGAGCGTCTGGAGGTGCAGCAGCCGGTGAGCCGGGCGCCCGCACCGCCACCGCCTGTGGAAAAAGCGCCAGAGGAAAGCGAGGCCCCGGTGGTAGAGACTGCGACGAGGAAGCAGAACAAGCGAGCCAAGAAAGCCGGGCGAAAGCGTGGTGGCTGGGTCAGGAACTGGTGAGGCGCCGTGTCCAACTTCCCATCGAGCATCACTGCTGGAACAACCTTTGACAGAACTGTCATCCTGACTGCCTATCCGGCCCCGGATTGGGAGCTGCGGGCGTACCTGCGCGGCCCGCAAAGCATCGACCTGGAAGCCGCAGCCGAAGGCTACGGACACCGCTTCCTGGCGCCAGCCACCGACACGGCCGGCTGGGCGGCGGGTGAATACTGGTACTCGCTGCGCGCCACCAATGGGGTCGACGTGGTCGAGGTCGAGTCTGGGCAGATCACCATCAAGCCAGACCTGGCCGCGCTGGAGGCTGGGCACGATGGCCGCGCCCATGTGCAGAAGGTCCTCGACGCCATCGAGGCCGTGCTCGAGAAGCGCGCCACGCTCGACCAGCAGCGCTACACCATCAACAACCGCGAACTGTGGCGCACCCCCATCCCTGAATTGCTCGTGCTGCGCGACCGCTATCGCGCCGAGCTCCGCCGGATGAAGGCGGCATCGAAGGGCGCCCTGTTCGATCAGCACGTCCGCGTGAGGTTCCGATAAGTGGCCATCCTCGACTTCTTCAAACGCAAGCCCGACGAGCGATCGGTGGCCAAGCCGCGATATGCCCCTGTCCGGGCCGCTATGCGGATGTTTTCTGCCGCGCGCGCGGACCGTCTGGCCGCTGACTGGGTGACACACCCTGTCACGGCAGACGAGATCATCCGCCGACACCAGCGCGTGCTCGTGGCAAGATCGCGAGAGCAGGCAATGAACAACGACTACGCGCGCGCGTTCATCCGCATGGCCCGGCAGAACATCGTGGGGCCGCGTGGCGTGCAGCTGCAGGCCCGCAGCCGCGACGACAAGGGCGCCCTGGACACCCTGGCCAACCAGGCCATCGAGGCCGCCTGGGAGAAGTGGGGCCATCGCAGCAGCTGCGACGTGGCCGGCGTGCAGTCCTGGCGCAGCATCCAGGCCGGGGCGGTGCAATCCGCCGTCAAGGATGGCGAGTTCATGCTGCGCAAGATTTATGGGAAGGACGCCGGCCCGTTCGGCTTTGCCTTGCAAGTTCTGGACCCGCAACGCTGCGACCCGTCCTATGACAAGGACGACCTGCCCGGCGGCCGGTTCATCCGGTCTGGCATCGAGTTCAACAAGTACGGCCGCCCGATCGCCTACTACTTCACCGTGGCCAAGGAATCGGACGCGACCTACGACTACAGCTACGCCGGGCGCAACTACGTGCGCATCGAGGCCGACGAGATCATCCACGGCTTCCTGCCGGAAATGGTGGGCCAGAAGCGCGGCCTACCCTGGATGGCCACCGGACTGTTCCGCATGAAGCAGCTGGTCGGTTTCGAGGACGCCGCCATCGTGGCCGCCCGCATCGGCGCTTCCAAGATGGGCGTCATCCAGTGGAAGGAAGGCCGAGGGCCCGAGTTCGACGACGAGGAACTCGAATCCTTCGAGATGTCCGCCGAGCCGGGCGAGTTCCCGGTGCTGCCAGAAGGTGCCGAGCTCCAGGAATGGAATCCTCAGTACCCGTCCGGCGAATTCGCGGTGTTCAACAAGGCCATGCTGCGCGGAATCGCTGCCGGCTTTGGCGTCCTTTACAACAACCTGGCCAGCGACCTGGAAGGCGTCAACTTTTCCAGCATCCGCCAGGGCACGCTGGACGAACGAGAACACTGGAAGGAAATGCAGGAATGGCTGATCGAGACCCTGATTCAGCCGGTGTTCGAGGCCTGGCTACCACGCGCCCTGCTTGGTGGGCACATCACCGTCAAAGGCCGCCCGTTGAAGCCCGAGCACATCGACCGCTACAGCGTGGTTAGCTGGCAGCCGCGCCGCTGGGCCTGGATCGACCCGCGCGCCGACGTGCAGGCGGCAGTGATGAGCAAGAACAACCTGCTGCAAAGCCCCGGCCAGATCATCCGCGAAGGCGGGCGCGACCCGTCCGACGTCTGGCGCGAGATCGCGGCCGACATCGAGGAAATGCGCGCGGCTGGCATCCCGGACGCCTTCATCCAGGCGGCCATTCTCGACAAGAACCTGCAGGCCAGTGTCATGGCCCAGACCGAAGGCATGAGCAATGATTGAAGGCCTGCACGACATCGTGAACGCGCCCAACGACATGGTGCGCATTGAACGCCTGACGCACCACATACAGCGAATCCACGATGACATGGCTGAGATGAAGGATGCCATGCGAGAGATGGCCGCAGCGGTCAACCGATTGGCAGTGATCGAGGAACGGCAGAACCAGGACCGCGCCGCACTGGATCGAGCATTCAACGCCATTTCGGATGTGAGCAAGAAGCACGACCACGCGACTACGCGCATCACGGAGATCGTCGATAAGATTGAAAGCCGGATGCGTGCGCTGGAGATGGCGCAGCCGCTGCAGAACAAGACCGTCGAATGGGTTGAAAAGGCCATCTTCGCAGCCGCTGCTGCGGCGGTCGCGTTCGTGGTTGGCAAGGCAGGCCTGTTCTGAGGAAAAAGCGCCAGAGGAAACCCGATTCACCAACGTGTAGAGTAGCCGCCATGGACAAGAACATCGAACAACGCCTGCGGGCTATCAAGAAGGACAACCGGGCATTCCGCCCGGCCAGTGTCCGCAAGATCGACGCAGAAAACCGCACCGTTGAACTCGCCTTCAGTTCCGAGGCCGAGGTTCAACGCTGGTGGGGCATCGAGATTCTTGACCACTCGCCTGGTGCGGTGGTCATGGATCGCCTGCGAGACGGCGCACCGCTGCTGGTCAACCACGACGATGACGACCAGGTCGGTATTGTCGAGTCGGTTTCCATCGACGCAGACCGCCGGGGGCGGGCTGTGGTTCGCTTCGGGCGAAGCGACCGTGCCGAGGAAATCTTCCGCGATGTCCAGGACGGCATTCGCAAGCACGTCAGTGTTGGCTACATGATCCATGACGCCAAGCTGACGGAAGAGCGCGATGGCGTCGACGTCTGGACGGTCACTTCCTGGGAACCCTTCGAGATCAGCCTGGTTCCTGTGCCTGCCGACATCAGTGTGGGCATTGGTCGCAGTCTCGAAGCACCGAAAACCGAACCCGAAACCCTTGTGAGGAAACCCGAAATGGACCCCAAAGACCAAAACACCCCCGCCCCCGTTGATGCCGTGGCCGAGCGCAAGCAGGCGACGGAAGCCGAACGCGCCCGCGTCCGTTCCATCATGGAGATGGGCGAGAAGTACGGAGCGGCCGACCTGGCCCGCGATGCCGTGAAGGATGGCCTGAGCGTGGCCGACTTCCAGCAGCGCCTGCTCGAGCACATCAACGGCACGATTCAGCGTCCGCTGTCCGAGCAGATGCGCGACGCCGATGTCGGTCTAACCGACAAGGAAGCCCGCAACTTCTCCTTCATTCGCGTGATCCGCGCCCTGGTCGATCCGACCGATCGCCGAGCCCAAGAGGCGGCCGCGTTCGAGTTCGAGGCCAGCCGCGCCGCAGCCGACAAGCTGGGCAAGGACAGCGACAAGTTCGTCATCCCGACCGACGTGCTGACCCGCGCGCTGAACACCAGCACCACCGGCACCGTTTCTGGCGACACTGGCGGCTTTGGCATCGCCACCACGCTGATGGCGCAGTCGTTCGTCGACATCCTGCGCAACCGCGCCACCATCATGCAGCTGGGCACCGTCATGGGTGGCCTGCAGGGCAATATCGACATCCCGAAACAGGTGGCCGCTGCACAGGGCTATTGGGTCGGTGAGGACGGTGACGCGACCGAGAGCAACCTCGACCTGGGCCAGATCAGCCTGTCGCCCAAGACCGTGGCCGCTTACAGCGAGATCACCCGCAAGCTAATGGTGCAGTCCAGCCTCGACGTGGAAGCCCTGGTGCGCGCCGATCTGGCCAAGGCCCTGGCGCTGACCATCGACAAGGCCGGCTACTACGGCACCGGAAGCGACCACCAGCCGCTGGGCATCGCCAACCAGCCCGGCATCAATGCTGTGGCATTTGCTGACGTGCAGCCGACCTTCGCGGAGCTGGTCGAGATGGAAACCCAGGTGGCGCTGGACAACGCGGACGTGGCGTCCATGGCCTACGTGGGCAACGCCGCATTCCGTGGCTACGCCAAGACCGCGCTGAAGTTCCCAGGAATCGCTGGCACGATTTGGGAGCCTGGCAACACCGTCAACGGTTACCGCGCCGAGGTCACCAACCAGATCGAGACTGGCGACGTGTTCATGGGCAACTTCTCTGACCTGCTGGTGGCGATGTGGGGCGGGCTTGAACTGCTGGTCGATCCCTACTCGAACAGCAAGAAGGGCCGCCTGCGCGTGGTGGTGTTCCAGGACGTCGATTTCGCCCTGCGCCGCACGCAGTCCTTCTGCCTGGGCAAGAAGCCCGCAACGCCCTGATCGATGGGCTGATGCCTGACAAGGGGCCGCCATCGACGGCGGCCCTTCCCGCTAGGAGTAACAGATGGAAACGGTACTGCTCAAGGTCACTTCTGCCTTCTTCATCGGCGGCACGATGGCCCGTCCTGGTGACGTGGTGGAAGTGCCCACATCGGTCGCCAGCGACCTGCTCAACCGTGGCAAGGCCAGGCTGGCAGAAGTGGCTGCTGCCGAACCGCAGGCAGACGAGGCGACCGAGGGCCGCGTGGGCCTGGTGGAAACCGACGCCGATGAACAGCCCAGGCGCCGCCGTGGCAAGAGGAGCGAGTAATGCCCCGTCCCGCCTGGGAGGACTTGGACACCTTCCTCAACGCAGACGAGTTCGCCACCACCGTCACCCTGCGCCTGCAGTCTGGTGAGGTGCGGCAGTTCAACGCCGTGTTCGATGACCCGTACCTGAACGCCGAGCTGGGCGAGTACGAGCTGGACACCAACCGGCCCCGCCTGACCTGCAAGGAGTCAGACGTGCTGGGCGTCACGCGCGGGGATGTGGTCGAAATCGACGGCAAGACCTATGACGTGCTGACCGGCCCGCAGTCTGACGGCACCGGCATGGCCGTGCTCGAGATGGCGCTGCAGGCATGATCGACATCAACATCGATGCCCGGCAGCTGGAGCGCGTGGTGGTCGACCTTGCCGCCACCGAGATCGAGGTCCGCAGGGCCTTGAACAGCACGCTACGCCGCATGGCCTCATGGGTTCGCACCCGCTCCACCCGAGGCTTGTCGGCCGAGCTGGCGATTCAGCAGAAGATCGTGCGCCGACGCATCAAGTCCACCCGGCTGCAACGCCTGGGCGACGGCGCCAGCGTCAAGGTCTGGTTCGGCCTGAACCCGATCAGCCTGATCTGGCTGCAGCCACGGCAATCCGGCGCCGGGGTGAAGGCCGCTGGCGGGCGCTTTGTGGAGGGCGGCTTCATCGCCAGCGGCAAGCGCGGCGGGCGGCAGGTGTTCAAGCGCAAGGGACGTGCCCGGCTGCCCATCGAGAAGCAGCGCGCCGAGATCGAACCAAAGGCCAACGCCTTCCTCGAGAGCAAGGTCATCAAGGCGGACGAGTTCGAGGCCCAATTCTTCAAAACCTTCGAGCGTGAATTGAGATGGCGAACGCGAACACAGTGACCACCCTGGAGGCGGTGCACGCTGGCATCGTGTCCGCCATCGCTGCCCAGTTCCCGGCCTTGCAGACGGTCGAGGCGTACCGGCTGGACCGCAAGAGCCTGCCCGTTCCGGCCTGCCTGATCGAGCTGACCGAGATGGACGCCGTGAACGATGAAGACCCCGGCACCGAGCAGCAGGCCGTCATGGCCCGCTTCGAGGCACGGCTGGTGATCGGCTTCCGCCAGGGCGCCAAGAATCCGCGCATGGAGATTCGCAAGCTGGCTGCAGCCCTGGGCGCCTTCGTGCGCGCGCAGCGCTGGGGCTGCCCTATCGGCCCGGCCGAGTTGATCGGCATCTACCAGGATGACTTCGACCCCGACCTCGACCAGTACGAGGTCTGGCGCGTTGAGTGGCAGCAGGTGATCCACCTGGGCGAAACGGTCTGGACCGATGCAGGCGAGACGCCGAATCAGGTGTTCTTGGGCATCACGCCCAAGATCGGCCCCGATCACATCGATGACTACTACGAGGTGACCGAGCCGCCCGAGGTCACGCCATGAGCCAGCAGTGGGCACAGGCCGAGACCGAACGCATCCTGGCCAACCTGATCCGCATCGGGGTGGTCTCCGAATTGGACGACGCGAACGCCCGCGTGAAGGTGCGCACAGGCGGCCTCATCACCGACTGGCTGCCGTGGCTGACGCACCGCGCCTGCGAGGACCGCAGCTGGTGGGCGCCCGAGCCTGGCGAGCAGGTGGTGGTGCTCTCGCCCTACGGCGACCTGGCCCAGGCGGTGGTGCTGCCGGCCATCTACCAGACGGCCTACCCGGCGCCAGCGAACCTGCGCACCACAAGCCGCGTCGAGTTCAAGGACGGCGCCTTCGTGGAGTATGACCGCGAAGGGCATCACTACCATCTGGACGTGCCTGCTGGCGGATCGATCACGCTGCATATCGGCGGCACCACGCTGCTGCTGGAAGACGGCAAGACCACCCTGAGCACGCCACAGCTGCTGGTCGATAGTCCACAATCCACCTTCACCGGCACGGTGACCGTGCAAGGGCTGCTGACCTACCTGGCCGGCATGGTCGGCAAGGGTGGCGGCGGGGCTGCGGCATCGATCCAAGGCAGCGTATCTGTGATCAGCGGCGACGTGACGGCAGACGGCATCAGTCTCAAGACGCACACTCACCCAGGCGACTCGGGCGGCACCACCGGCCCGCCGAGCTAACGCGGAAAAAGCGCCAGAGGAAAAGAACCCGGTCTGCCCGCATATTGACTGGCATGAACGGCACCTCTGCAACGACAGGCAAGCCGCTGTCTGGCATCGACCACCTGCGGCAGTCCATCCGAGACATCCTGACCACCCCAATCGGTAGTCGGGTGATGCGCCGGGACTATGGATCGCGCCTGTACCAGCTGGTCGACGCGCCCATGAACCGCAGCACGCTGTTGGACATCTACGCCGCCACCGCCGAGGCCATCGCCCGGTGGGAGCCGCGCTTCCGTCTGCAGAAGGTGGTGGCCGCCAGTGCGGCCCCTGGCCACATTACCCTGGACATGACTGGCGAGTACCTGCCGGATGGTCGTGTCATCACCCTGGATGGCGTAGAGGTCCGCTGATGGCTGGCGCATTCACGAGTATCGACCTGTCCCGGCTGCCGGCGCCCAATGTGGTCGAGGCGCTGGACTACGAGACGATCCTGGCCGCCATGATCGCGGACCTGATCGCGCGCGACCCGACATTCACCGCCATGGTGGAGTCCGATCCGGCTTACAAGATTCTCGAGGTGGCAGCCTACCGTGAACTGCTGTTGCGCCAGCGCGTCAATGACGCGGCCCGCGCCGTGATGCTGGCCTATGCCGAAGGTACGGACCTGGAACACCTTGGCGCGCTGTTTGGCGTGAAACGCCTGGTGATCGACCCTGGCAACGCCGAGGCCATCCCGCCGATTCCGCCAACCTTCGAGTCTGACACCGACCTTAGACGCCGCATCCAGTTGTCGCTGGAAGGCTTCAGCACGGCCGGGCCGAAGGGTGCGTACATCTTCCACGCCCTGGGGGCGGACGGTGATGTGCTGGACGCAAGCGTCACCAGCCCGGCACCGGGTGAAGTGGTGGTATCGATCCTGTCCAGAACCGGGGATGGTGAGGCCAGCCAGACATTGATCGACAGGGTGGAAGCCGTTCTGTCCGCAGATGATGTGCGGCCGCTGACAGACTTCGTGACCGTGCAAAGCGCCACCATCGTGCCCTACACCGTGGAGGCGACGCTTTACTTCTACGACGGCCCGGACCGCGCCGTGGTCATGCAGTCTGCTCAGGCGGCCATCGAAGCATATGTGGCCAAGCAGCACCGCATCGGCCTGGACGTGGCGCTCTCTGGCATCTACGCCGCACTGCACCAGCCGGGCGTAAAGCGGGTTGATCTGGTCAGCCCGGCCGAGACTCTGGCGATCGACGCGCAGAGTGCCTCTTACTGCGCCGGCATCAGCCTGACCGATGGTGGCCTGGATGAGTAACCTACTCCCCCCCAACGCTACCCCACAGGAACGCGCTCTGGATGACGCCACCGCGCGCATCGGCGCTGTACCAACTCCGATTCGAGATCTGTGGAACCCTGACGCCTGCCCGGCTGATCTGCTGCCCTGGCTGGCCTGGGCGCTGCACGTCACCGACCTCGAGGGCTGGCGGCTGGCCGACACGCCCGAGAAGCGCCGCGCCATCCTGCGCCGGGCGATTGCGCTTCACCGCAAGAAGGGCACGCCGTGGGCGATCAAGGAAGCGCTCAAACAGGTCGGATTTGAGGTTGAGATCATCGACCAGACCGCGCAGCGCGCCCTCTACGCGCCGTTCATGCCACTGAAAATCGATGGTTCGTGGCGGCTCGATGGCGCTCATACGATCCGGCCCATCGAGCGGCTGGCCGCCGTGCCGCAAATCCAGCACTGGGCGCAGTTCATCGCGCGCGCCAATCTGGCCGATGCGCGTGATGCGGCTGGCCTGTCGCTGGCGCGGCAGCTGATCGACGAGTGGAAGCCGGTCTCGCGGCATCAGATCTTTTTGCTGTGGCTGCTGCTCGTGGCCGATTTCGGTGCCGTCATGGGAGCGCAGCACCAGCTGCGCGCGCGCCTGCCCTCCACCAGGCTATATCCGTGGTGCAACGCTTCCCTGTCCACTTATCCAGACGCCGTCTGGCGCCTGGGGCGAGACGGCGAGCCGCTGCGCCTGCCGCAACCGTTTGGCGCGTTTCGCGTGGGCGAGCGGCGCGGTGCAGTGCCTGGCCGCGTGTTGCGCGCCTGCCGCGCACCCGTCGCGCTCTCCGCTCGCCTGCACGATCTTCACGTGGGCCTGCCGCGCGAGCGCATCGCGCCAGAGCCGCAAGCCATCGTGCTGCCGCCGGATCGTCTGATCGACCGACCGCGCCGGCTCGACGGCTCGTGGCGCCTGCATCATGCCCGCATGGGGCAGCCATTCGGATTTCGCCTGTCTCATGCCACGTTCCGCGTCCGCCAGCGCTTCGGCGCGTTCCGTCTGGGCGAGCATCGTATTCCAGCGCCGCCCGCGCGCCTGACCGTCTCCGGCCAATGGCGCTTGGGCGCATCCCTGTCTCCAGTCATTGAAGTCCAAAGGATGGCCGCATGAGCGAAGCCGTATTGACCGACGCATTCCGCGAGCGCCTGGCCGAGCAGATGGCCGGCGGGCGCACCGCCCCTGTGCCAACCCACATCGCCGTCGGCGACGGCGGGCACAACCCGGACCTGACGCCCAGGCCCGCGCCCGCCGCGCACACGGCGCTGTATGCCGAACGCGACCGCGTGGCACTGGCCAGCCTCACCCGCCCCTTGCCCACCGAAGCCGAGGCGGTGGCCTATCTGGAGGGCGGCCCGATGGTTGGCCGCATGTTCTCCGAGGCCGGGCTGATCGGCGACGACGGCACCCTGATCGCCTGGCGAACCTTTGCGCCCAAGGCCGTGGAAGCCGATGAGCGTTACGAGATCCGCATCAAACCCCGTTTCTGATAGGAGCGAATCATGACCCTGCCGCACCACCCGATCACCCCGATCCCGGACAACGAGCCCGAGGCTGTCCCGAGCCTCTGGAACACTCGCTACGCCGAGATCGACGAAAACTTTGCCGACCTCGACACCCGCACCACCGCGCTCGAGACCGAGGTATCCGCGGCCCGCGCTGGCGAGCCGAACCTGG